AAAGCTCGTGAGAACTGGTACTCTGGACGTCGCACGTGGCGCAATAAAACACAGGCTCCCAGTTTATCTCGTAGACGAACTCATCAACGCCCCCGCACCGTGAGCAGATTCTGTTGTCAGCCATTTGTCGCCCCCTTTTCCATGCCTGCGTTGTGTTGCGTTGCCCATCCGGGCCGGGACTTTCCAGATCAGGTCGGACCCCGCCAAGTTACTCCAAAACGAGCCGGACCAAGCCTGCGTTGTGTTTCCGGGTCGCGCGTGACCAAACCAAAACCCGTCGCGCCATGCCAATCCGGTCCCGGCCGGTCCCGGCCTGCCTTGCGTTGTGTTTCCGGTCCGCGTCAAGCCATGCCCGATCAGTCCGGGACGCATCGCACCTGACCCAGCCAAGATCCGTCGCGCCTGCCTTGTGTCATCACTCCTCGCCATGTCACGCCAAAACAAACCCGGCCCGGTACACGCCTGCCGTTCCAGAACGTAACAATTCGAACCATGCCAAACACTGCCGAAGCTTTCCAGACCCGGCCATGGCACACCTAGCCGAAGCCTTCCAGGCCTGCCGTGTCGCATCAAACCGCGCCAAAACAAACCCGGCCCGGTCTCGCCTCGGCTTGCTCCATCGCTCCGGTACACGCCTGCCATGCCAGATGTCGCCACGGCGCATCGCCTTTGGCCGTGGCTCCCCGCACACCGCCGAACCTAACCTGTCCTCGCCTACCGTGCCTGCGTTGCCGCTCCACAGCGCGCCTGACCTCACCAATCCAGTACATGCCAATCCCGGCCTGCCGTGCCAACACTCCTATTCCGCTGCTTGGAGAGCAGTGGTTGCGGGTTCGAGGATCGAGATGATTCGCTCAAGGGGCTGGGCCGTGAGCCCTGCCGTATCGAGCGCGACGGCGTAGCGCACGAGCCATGCCTTGAGGTCAACGACGGCCTGTCGGCGTAGCTCCTCCAGATGGTCGGGATCGTTAGGATCGAATATATAATAACCCATCCCGTCCTGTCTCGTGGACGAGGGCGACAGAAGCAGGGGCACGTCGCGCTCCTGGATTTTTATTCGGCCCGTTGGGGTTTGGTGCTCCACTTGGAACACCAGTTTCAAACCCTGGACGAACATCCGCGCTTGCCACGTGCGATGCTCGCGGGCTGCTTTTGTGTCGTCCCATGTGAAAAAGTCGAAGGCGGGATGGTCAGGCCCCGTGGACCTGACCTCCTCGACAAACGTCTGGGGGTTGTAGACCCCACCGTGGCGCAGGCAAAAATCCTTTACGATTTCCGCCCGCTGCTTGCGCAGGAGTTTGACGCTCATGCAGCTTCCCTCCGAATCACTTCGTCGTTGAAGAACTGCATGAGATCTTCCGTGTCCGCATCGGCGCACATGGGATTGTCCAGTGCTCGTTGCTGGGCATCCCTGCCGTGATGTGCGACGAGGTCATCCCACGCGTCGTCTTGTTCGTCGGCGGAGATGACGCGGAAAGACCCGAAGTTGCCTTTCCCCTTCTCCTGACGGTAGTCGCCCAGTCCGATCAACACGCCCGCATTACAGAGTATGTTGAACAGGGACGTGAGATTTAACTGGGGGGTGATGTAGCGCATCTCGATTTCCGTTCCCCACTTGGGAAGGTATGGGCGCGTCCTGATGTCGGGGGTCTTGTTCATGCCCCCTTGGCGGACGATGTCCATCTTGAGATGTGGCGTGCCATAAAGAGGCACCAAGTCCCCCGGCATGAACAGGAGCCGCTGGATTTCGGTTTTGTAGACGCCCTCCGTTTCGAGGGCGGCGGTAGCCATGGCCGCCTTGACCGCGATGACCTTCATGCCCAAAGCCGTGGGGCCGTCCGGTATGATCTCGGCGGCATCCACAAACTCTTGGAGCGGGTCGTGCTTGATGTGCGCCCGCTCCGCTTTGGATTTGCCTTTTCCGCCGCCAACGAGGAATTCCTGTTTGGCTTTGGCCGACATGCGGTTCTGGTAAAGCGGCGTCGTACCGAGAAGGCGTAAGGTGCAAGACTTTTGGGTAAGCTTGCTGACGGAGATCGTGACGGTTTCTTTCTTAGCCGTGGGCATTTGCCCCTCCTATGTGTTAAGTCTCAACATGTCCTATATAAATAGGAGATCACGGGATGTCAACAAGTTATTTTTCACCATCCTCGTTTGAAGCCGCCAAGTACCAGTCATGTTTCGGAACATCCGCACCACAAGAATCACAGGTCACGGCGGTCCAGGCGAAGTGGTACACGTGCGCGTGGTCGCCGCACTCCGGGCAGATGATCGTTTTCCCTGACTGCCCCGGATGGCACCATTTCGGCACCGTCTGGAGCCCTGCATACTTCAGCAGCACCTTCGGAGTTCCCTGCCGCTGGTCGTGTATCCACTGGTGGTCGCGAGCGTCGATCCTCATATCGGCGACCGGCTCCCCCTCGATTTTCTTGCGTTTCAGCCACTCAAACATCAGTGCAACTCCTTTGTTTTGTCGTATTTGGCGCGAAGAGACGCCGCGTGTTCCAGCCAGATCCGTTTGAAATCCGGATCATGGGCCTTGGACGCCGCTTTCAGGCAATTGAGTTCGAGGCGGACAAGCTCGGTGGGTGAGAAATCACGCATCATGTGTCCCCCAGCTCAAGATTTCCGCATCAAGTTTCCCCACCCGCCATTCCAAGACGGAGATGGCGGTGTGAAAACTGCCGGTGCCCTGTGGTTCGAGGAGGCATTGGAGGGTCTTGACCTCCCGTGCCAGGGCGGAGCGGTGCTGTTGCAGATCGCCGACGACATCTTTTACATTAATCATAGTCTGACTCCTTTCTGCATCACCCTATATATGGGAGATGTCCCACAGGTGTCAAGAAAAAAAGGACCTCCGAGAAAGGATCTCGGAGGCCAGGAGGTTTCAGCGCCAACGTAGCAGGAGTCAACAACCACGTTGTCGCTTGGGAGGACTCTTATATTGACGCAGCGCGTTGTCACTGTCAACCGCCATCGAACTTATCGGCCTCGTTTCCCCACGTCGTCCAGCCTCTGCGAGACTGGCGGCCAAACAGCTCGATACGGGGAACGTCGCCCATGAGATGGACAATACGGTCTGCCACCTCGTCGGGCTTTCTGGAGTGCTCGCGGCGTGGCTCGATGACGAGCCGTCGCACCGACATTGAAACGCGTTGCGGCTTGCCTTTTGTAGCGAGAAGGCAGAGTTCGGGATTGGCCCGTGTCCAGTAGCCCATGCCTGTGTGGAAATCGGGCACCGCAAAGAGGAGCCGTGGGGCGGACTTGTTTAACTTGGCCCAATAAAACGCCACCGTTTTATATGTGAAACCCCAGGCCTCGATAAGCTTGAAGGCTTCGGGAAGCAACGGGTCGGTCACCCACAGAAACAGGGCGCAATCCTCGGCGGCGATGTCTTGAACGGGAAGCGCCCGGACATCGGCGAGGCTCATGCAGTCGTAGTGTTGTTCGGGGGAGCGGCCCTTACCCTCGGCGCTCCATGTCTGGAACGTCCAGGGTGGATCGGCACATATTACGTTAAATTCCCCACTGGGCAATTTTGCTGACAAGGAGAATCACTCCATATGCGGCCATTGCCACGACGAGAGGGGTTAACATTTCTCTGCCGCCTCTCTGACAACCTGTTGTCCATGGGCCGTGTATATTTGTGTCTCGCTCTCTCGATGCTTTTCGAGGAGGAAGGTGAACTGCCCGCTAATGGTTCGGTGCTCACGCTTCGCCATGTCACGAAGCACCCTGTAGGTGGCAATTGGCACCACAACTGATTTCCATCGTCCGGGGTCCATGATGACCTCCTGTTCTTCTGCATATATAAGGGACAAATCCTTAATCGTCAAGTTTCACGAGGTCTCCCCACGTGTCACCAAGCGATATCTGGCACGGTGTCGGAACCTTTAATTCGACCGCCTCTTCCATCGTTTTGCAAAGTGCGCGAGCCTCTTCCTCGGAGGTGACCGAGAAGGCCAATTCGTCGTGGACCTGAACGAGGGGGACGGCATCGTGCTCCTTGTTTACGGCGACCATCGCGGCCTTTGTCTGATCGGCTGCGCTAGCTTGAATTAATCGGTTCAATGAGCGGTACGTGTACGCTCGTTTGATGTTGTCGCCATACTCCAAAACGGCTTTCTCTTTTGGATGCGCCCGTGCCGAGACGAACTGGACCGGCTCCCAGAGATCGAAGCGGCACTTGCGGCCAAGCAGGGACCTGACGGAACCACCTTTAAGAGGGTGGGCCGTGTGCCGTTGAGACACGTCCATCAACTCTTTCACGAATGGCACGTCCTCATGGTACTGGCGCAGGAGGCGTCTGGCCTCGTCTATGGAGATGTCTAGCTGGGTCGCCATCTTGGTCTGGCCCATCCCGTACATGATCCCGAGATTCAGCGTCTTGGCCTGCCTGCGCGGGATTCCGGCGACATCGGCAACCATCTGATGGAAGTCTGTAGAAGGGTCATCGCGGTATGCCTTGACGAACTCGGCGGCACCGGTCAGGCCCTGGTTCGTGAGCGAGGCAAAGTGGACCAGTATGCGCGGCTCCTGTTGATCAAAATCTATTGAAGACCACTGCTCGCCCGGTTCGGGGAGGAACAGCCCCCGCACCTTCGCCGCCATCTCCGGGTTACGTGCCGGTATCTGTTGGAGGTTGGGGTGCGAGCAACTTATGCGCCCGGTGACCGTCCCGCCGCCTTCGGATCTTAGCTGGTTGATGTGACCGTGGATTCTTTCACCTTCCGTATGGCGGAAAATACTGGCAATAAACGTGTTACCCATCTTGTCGTATTCGCGCGCCGTCGCGATTTGTTTGACCAGGGGGTGCTCGTGCTCGGAAAGGAAATTCTTGGTGAAGCTGGGAAGCCCGGTTGGAGTGCGCCCGTAATCCAACCCCAGATGATCGAAGACCTTTGAAACCGAAGCAGCGGCCCAGACTTCTACCTCGACACCCGTTTCCTTTTTGATCTTGGACAGGGTTTTCTTGACGAGCTTCTGCCACTCGACCTTGCACGCCTCGGCGGCGTGGAGATTGACGCGGACCCCCCGCCACGTCATCTCTATGACAATCGGCAGCACCTCCATTTCAAGTTCGAAGATCTGCCACAGGTCTTCCTTGGTCAATTCGGCCTTGAAAATTTGCCATAACTGAAGCGTGAGCCTTGCATCGGCTTCGGCGTACTCCCCGACGAACGTAGCCGGGAGCTTGTAGAGTTCCGCTTTTGGATCGACGCCGAATTCCTGTGCCGCCTCGCGCAATGCCGCCTCGGACTTCATCTCTCCAAGGTAGTCGTAGGCGACGTTGTTGAGGGAGAAGCTGGGGCGGTTCTCGTTAAGTATAGGTGCGGCGAGCATCACGTCGAGGATGCGTCCTTCCAGTTCGATGCCGGTTCGGCGCAGCCAGCCTGCATCGTAGGCGGCGTTGAAAAAGATCTTGTCGGCGGGATGGGCGGCGATCTCCTTCTTGAACCAGTTCAAAACTATGCGCCGGTCGAGGTTGCCGCTGGCATGGGCAATTGGGACATATATATTGCAGCCCTCGTAGGCGATGGCGATCCCAACCACCTCGCCGTGTCCCGTGGCCCATCCTGGCCCATGGCTCTTGAGCCGTGGATCGCGGGTCTCCAGATCTATAGCGATTTCCTTGACGCCGCTCGGCGTCACAGGCAGCGTCTCGACCGGAACCCATTCGGTCTTGACGCTGAAGCTTGGCTTTTTAAGAACGGTCTTCATTCCTTGATACATTCAAATGCCACGGCGGCATATCCGGCCCCGTCTATATAGTCGTCTATATTAATAGTGCCTGACTTCCTTCTCGCCACTTTCAGAAGCTCCATCATGTTTGCGACATCGTGGGCGGTTACGTGGTCCACGTTATGGAGGTAGGCGTCCCAGAGACGCGCGATGTTTTCGTGGTTTGCTTTCGGCTCCCCGTGAACGGCGGCGCGGTCGGTGCTGACCAACTCGAACGCCTCGGTGAGAACGCGGTGCGGCATCAGACGCTCCATCCTCGTTGCGAATCTTCGGACATCTTGAGGATCAGGTTTTCCTTGGCGCGGGTGATTCCGACATACAATACGCGGTAGGCGTCGTCCGGGTTGCGTTCCATCTCCATGAGCGCCTTGCCAGACAGATCTAAATACAAGAGCACGTTGTCGGCCTCGCCGCCTTTTGCACCGTGGATGGTGGACAGGCGGATCTTCGGCTTCTGGAAGATGTTGACGCCGCGATTGAGAAGCGCAGCCGCATAGGCGCGGTCCTCGTCTTGAATGCGGTCGAGGGCGCTGTCCCATGGCACGTCGAGAACGCGGAGACCGAAGTGCTTTCGCAGCGTTTCCAACGTAAAGAGATCCTGTTCCTCGGCCCGGTCGAGCAGCTTTTTAGCACCGCGCTCGACGCCGGTCTCGTTGGTCGAGATGTGGCCGTAGAGGTTTTGCGCGTCCTTCAGGGAGATCTCGTTGCCGGGGCTTCCCTGAAGGTGGGTCCAGCTACCGATTGCGGTGCGGACCCGCTTGCTCAAGGAGGGATTGTTGAACCTCTCGAAG